TCCTTGCTAAGAAGTACAAGGAAGCGGGTGGTGGATATAAGTCATGAGAGAGTCTCAACGATCTTTAAAGGCGTGGGGCGAACAGAAATGGAGAACCAAAAGTGGTAAGCCATCTAGTCAAACAGGTGAAAGATATTTACCAGAAGCTGCGATTAAAGCTCTTTCCCCAGCCGAGTATGCCCGAACCACCGCCGCCAAAAGAAAAGGTAAAGCGAAAGGCAAGCAGTTCGTACGGCAACCCGAAAGCATTGCTGCTAAAACGCGCCGCTTCCGCCAAAAAGGTAAAGGTTAAGAGGAAAAACAATGGCAATGTCACGCGCTAATATGGGACAACAAATCACCAAGCCAGCCCAAAAAAAGAAGGTTAGCCGAGTGATGCGGGAATTTAAGAAAGGTGAACTTCATTCTGGTAAGAATGGAAAGGTAGTTAAGAATCGAAAGCAGGCAGTGGCGATTGCATTGTCTGAAGCTCGTAAGGTTAAAAAAGGTAGAGGATAAGTTGATGAAAAAGGACAAAGCCAAGAAGGATCAGTCGGACGATTTGGTTCCTCGTTCAATGTTGCCTGATGATCCGAAAGACTCTTTTCCAAAAGGCTATTTAGACAGAAAGGAAAAGAAGTCCAGCAAGGTGGAAAAGAAAGCCATGGGTGGTCGCATTGATGGCTGTGCGGTTCGTGGTTTGACGAGGGCGTAATCATGAAAAAGATGAAGCGTTATAACGAAGGCGGTTCCACAGAAGTGGAAGTGGAAAAGAAGTCTAGCGGCATTGATGGAATGTTGCCCCTTGGATTGATTGGTCAGTTAGCCGCTAAAGAAATGCTGGGTTCCGACATGAGTGGGATTGGGCTTTTGCGTAACTTAATAGACGGCAAGCGTAAAAAGAAAATGGGCGAAGATGGGTCCAGCGTTTCGGTCACTATCGAAAAGGAAGTGGACAAGCCGGGTATGCCGGGTGATGGGGCGAGCTACCGCAAAGGTGGACGCATTGATGGTTGTGCGATCAAAGGTAAAACCAAAGGTACTTATCGATAATGGCAACCAGCGGCACAGCGACGTTTAATCCGGACTTTGCGGAGATCGTAGAAGAAGCCTACGAACGCGCAGGTTTGGAATTGCGGACAGGGTATGACCTCAGAACCGCCCGTCGCTCCATGAATTTTATGGCTCAGGAATGGCAGAACCGAGGCATTAATTTGTGGACGGTCGCAACCGGTTCCCAAACTTTGACTGCGGGAACCTATACCTACACGATGCCAGCCGACACCATCGACCTGATGGAACATCAGTTGCGTATTTACGATGGGAACACCGCTCTTCAAGCTGACTACAGTTTGGCTCGTATTTCGGTATCTGATTACGCCCAGTTAAACAACAAGCTCACTCAGGGCCGTCCTCTACAGATCTATGTGGATCGCCAACGGGATGCGCCGGTTGTGTATTTGTGGCCCGTTCCCGATAACGTGCAAACTTACACCCTTGTTTATTGGTATATCCGAAGGATTCAGGATGTGGGAGCAGGCGGTGCCAACACGATGGATGTGCCTGCACGATTCTTGCCTTGTCTGGTGGCGGGGCTGGCGTACTACATTGCCATGAAGAAACCCGAATCAGCGGAACGAATTCCGTTGTTGAAATCAGAATACGAGGCGCAGTTTGAGTTGGCGGCAGGGGAGGATCGCGATAAAGCGGCTTCCCGTTTCTTGCCGTATATCTCAAGTGTGACTGGCGGGTTATGAAATGTCGCAGCCTTTCTCATCTGGCAAACATGCGATTGGTTACTGCGACCGGTGTGGGTTCCAGTACAAGTTGCATCAGTTAAAGAAGGATATCTTCGATCAGATTTGGACTGGGAACTTGGTTTGTGAGGCATGTTTAGACGTAGACCAACCTCAGTTGCAGTTAGGTAAAATTCCGATGGATGATCCGCAGGCTTTGAGGAATGCGCGTCCAGATCAGAATTTGCCAGAAAGCAGAGATATTTACTGGGGATGGAATCCGGTGGGTGGCGCAAGGTCTTATGATGACCCCTTGACACCTAACACTTTGGTCGGCGCGGGAGCGGTTGGAGCAGTGACGGTATCGACATCATGAACTATTCAGAACTGTCCAGCTTAATTCAAGAATACGTCCAATCGACGGAAACGTCCTTTGTGGCAAACATTCCTCAGTTTGTGCAATTAGCGGAAGAGCGGATCTTTAACACCGTTCAGATTCCGGCTTTGCGTCAGAACTCGACCGCGACCGTATCGGTGGGCAATCAGTACATGGCATTGCCTTCTGATTGGTTATCGACTTTTTCGCTCGCGATCATCCATCCCAGTACCAGTGTCTATACCTATCTACTGAATAAAGATGTGAACTTTATTCGGGAGTGCTATACGACTTCGGGAACCCAAGGTGCGCCACAGTATTATGGGATCTGGGATGACACCACCATGATTCTGGGTCCAACTCCGGATCTCGCCTACACATTGGAACTCCATTACTACTATTATCCGCCGTCGATTGTGGATGTTGGAACTTCTTGGTTGGGAACCAACTTCGAGACCGTTCTGTTATACGGATCACTTCGAGAAGCCTATAACTATCTCAAGGGTGAACCGGATATGGTTAAGAACTATGAGGACAAATACCAAGAAGCTCTGATGCAGTTGAAGCGATTGGGTGACGGATTGGAGCGTCAAGATGCTTATCGTTCAGGTCAAGTTAGGATTCCTGTAAGATCATGAATTTAAACGCAAATGTAGAGGTTGGATCGGTTTCGGTATTCACCACTGACAATCGCGGCTTTGATGCCGAGGAGATTGCAGATCGTGCTATCGATAAAATTATTTTCGTAGGAGATACCCTTGTTCCAGAAACTGCAAAGTTGGCTCAAGTCTATCGTCAACAGATTCGTAAAATTCTGGTGCAGTATCTGGGAGAAGCTCAAGAGTCTGAGCGTAAAACGGTTTACGAAAGACTGACTCAGGGCGGTTACCCAGAAGCGGCACAGTTTGTTAAACGGTTGAAAGAGGAGTAACTACCTTGGCTATTTCGCAAGCAATGTGTACATCGTTCAAGGTGGAGATCCTTGACGGGGTACATGCATTTGGTTCGTCAGTCATTCGCGCTTCCGAAGCGCCGGACGTATTTAAACTCGCTTTGTATACGTCTTCGGCTACGTTGGATGCCGCGACCACCGCTTATACCACTTCGGATGAAGTCTCTTCTTCAGGGACCAACTATCCTGCCGGTGGTCTAACGCTCACGGTTTCGCAGGTTCCGACTTCGAGCAGCACGACAGCGTACTTGGATTTTGATGACCTGACATTCCCGTCTGCTACTTTGACCGCCCGTGGTGCGTTGATCTACAACGCGACCCAGAGCGACAAAGCGGTGGCAGTACTGGACTTCGGTGGGGATAAAACCTCAACCGCAGGTAACTTCACGATCCAATTCCCGACCGCTGACGCATCGAACGCGATTCTGCGTATCGCTTAACGGAGGCCGTTAAATGGCCCTCGTTCTTGCAGATCGGGTCTTAGAGACCACTACCACCACAGGTAGCGGGACAATTACGCTTGCGGGGGCTAACCCCGGCTATCAGGCGTTTTCAACCGGTGTCGGTGATGGGAACCAAGCCTATTACACCATTGCGGGTGCGACCGAATGGGAAGTGGGTATCGGTACCTATACGGCTTCGGGGGATACGCTGTCCCGCGATACGGTACTCGCCTCTAGTGATAGCGGTAACAAGGTTACCTTCTCAGCGGGAACCAAAGAGGTTTTCGTTACCTATCCTGCTGGCAAAGCGATCTACGCTAATGAGTCGGGCAATGTCAGTGTTGCGTCTGGGAAGATCATTGATCTAGCGACACCGACCGTTGCCAACGATGCGGTTAATAAGCAGTACGTCGATGATCTCGTAGCAGCCGGTCTGACTTACCACACCCCCGTCAAGTACGAAGTTCCGAGTACCACCGGCAATCTCACTGCAACGTACAATCAACCGGGCGGAGCAGGAGACGGGGTAGGCGCTACACTGA